GTCGCCTATCGATGGCCGAGAACGAAGGTACTTTCCTGACTTTATTGTTCAGATGCGCCGTAAAGACGGGGCTTCTGCGATCTATATGCTCGAAATCAAGCCCGAATCTCAAACCTCGGCCAGAACACTCCGACGAACCTCAAGAAAACTACGTGAGGAAGCCGCACAGTTGGCGGTCAACCAGGCTAAGTGGACCGCAGCAGATGAGTTCTGCCAAGACCAGGGTTGGACCTTCAAAGTTATCACGGAACGACACCTGAATTTGCTCTAACTTCACTAAATACTACTATGGAAACTTTGATACAACGACTAGCCAAATCACTAGAAAAAGAGGGTCTGAAAGTGGGGTCTTTCAAGGCTCAAACTTGGCTTCGGGAGAAAACAAAATCACTAGCCGTGAATCGTAAATCCCTGATGAAGAATTCGGATCAGACACGAGGTGGGGTGCTGACAGGTCGGATGTTTCACTTTTTCTATGATCCCAAGTTGAAGAAGACACTACCCTATTATGATCGCTTTCCCCTGACGATTCCCATCAAATTTTATGATGATGGATTCCTGGGGATCAATCTACACTATCTCTCCCCCAAAATGAGGATCGCGTTTCTGAATAAATTGAGCGAGTATATCAATAATACGAAGTATGATCAATCGACCAAGTTTCGTATCTCCTATGCGTTTCTCACAAAGGCCAGCGAGCTATCAGAATTTCAGCCCTGTCTGAAACGATACTTAGGCGATCATGTTCAGTCGCAATTCCTAGAGATCGAACCAAACGAATGGGATATTGCTTGTCTGCTCCCCTCGGAGTACTTTGCAAAAAAGAGCCAAACAATGGTCTGGCATCATTCTAAGGAGTGGGTGTAAACTATGGAAAATCAGGAAACAGATTGGGGCGGAGGGGCCGATCCGGATGAATTCGGTGGTCCTGGCCCAGCATTAAAAAACGTAGACTATCCCACTGATGCAGTTCAACCCAGGACGTATGTTCGGGCGTCGGGTGGTATCGATGATTTCCTGAGCCATATTCGGGAACGAGGGACCGCGAAAACCAGTCATTTCGATGTGGGGATTAGTGTTCCGACATTACTCCTGCAAGATAGTAGTGGTAAATTTCAAGGTAATTTGCCCAAGGCGCTCAAGTTTCGTTGTGAGACGGCTGAAATTCCAGGTCGCCAAATTGCCACCACGGATAATAAGATTTTTGGTCCGATCTATAAAGTTCCGTATACGACAATTTACGCAGAAATGACCATGACGTTCATTGAAGTTCAGGATATGTTGATTCGGAAATTCTTTGAAGCCTGGGCTGATATCATTTACGATTCTCAGGTGAACATGGCTAATTATCCCGATGATTTTAAGCTCGATATATTTGTTACCCAGTATGATACCACTGGATTCCCTGGTGCTCTGAATCCAGTGCTGAAATGTAAATTGATCGGGGCGTTTCCGACCAATATCAATCAACTGACTGTCAACTGGGCTGATGATTCCTTGCATAAGCTCGCGGTGACATTCTTTTATGAGCGATATGAAATAATGGAAGATGAAATGGAAGAGCCCATGTTCATTCCATTCACTGAGGATGATTTGATCCCGTATGTCACCAATGATACGATGATCGAATTGCCAGAGGATGAAAAGCTGAACGACATCCAACTCAATTCTGGCGAACGAGCCAATGAGGAAATCGCCAAGATTATGATTGAACTGCCAGAAAATGCCAAGCAGAACGATGAACAACTCAATGGCATGGAACGAGCCAGGGCTGAACTAAAGAATCTGAAAGGCAAGGATTCGGGACTATTGGGTATCATTAAACGATTGAGGGGATTGAGTGGCGGTGGTGAATTCGGAACACTAGATTTCCCTTCGTTTGATCCCAAGACCCTTCTACGAAAAGTTGGTCTTCCAGTACCTGATCTTATTGGTACCACGAATGTTCCTAAACCCTAGATGATGAGGTGATTGAATGAGTTTACCACAAATAACTGTTCCAACGTACGAGATTACATTGCCCTCGGGTACGGAGGTTACGCACCGGGTTTTTCTGGTCAAGGAAGAAAAGCTGCTACTGATCGCACGGGAGGCCGATGATCCTGAAACGATTGTCAATACGGTCAAGCAGGTTATTCAGAATTGTATCGTGAAAGGACCAGCGGTTGATGATTTGCCGATCTTTGATACCGAGTATTTGCTGCTCCACCTTCGGGCTCGATCCACAGGAGAAGTATCAACACTTCGATATCGGTGCGTCAACAAAGATACCGAGGGCAAGACCTGCGGAGAAATTTCTGAATACAAAATCAATTTGCTCGAAGTGGTTCCAATAACATTTCCGTCTCATACAAAAAGAATTATGCTGACTAATGATATCGGAGTCATGCTGAAGTATCCAACAATGAAATCGTTTTACAAAATCTTACAGCACGGATTAACTAGCACCGATATCATTCCCGTGATCTTGCAATGTATTGATTCGGTCTTTGACGACAGCACCGTTCAGAAAACAGAGGGGGTGCCGCAAGAAGAACTTCTGAACTTTATCGAATCTCTGACCGCTGAACAGTTAAGTCGGATGGATAAATTTTTCGATACCATGCCAAAGATTGAGTATACAATTAATTTTCACTGTCCGAAATGCGGATTTAAGCAAGATATTGTGGTTAGAGGCATTGTCGATTTTTTCGGCTAATTTTTGGTTATGATACACTGGAGAACTATTTTCGGACCAATTTCGCATTGGCCAAGCATCATGGATACTCCATTGGTGAATTAGAGAATATGTTGCCCTGGGAACGAGCGGTCTATGTATCATTGATTACACAGTATGTTCAAGAGGAAAATGAGCGCATTCAGGCCAAACGACGTAAGAGATAATCATGCCAGAAGAAAAACCGAAAATCGTTAAGCTCGATAAAGAAACCAAGGCACAGGTTCTTGGTGCCCTGACTGGCATCTCTACACTTCTAAAAGAGAAGAAAGAGAAACCAGTTAGTATTGCCGACAAAATGAGTGAGAAAATTCGCCAGGATCCATCGAGGGGGGTATTCTCGGCATTAGGAGCATCTGTGCGGGAGAAAGCTGGCGAGGGGCTAGAGGGACTTAAAAAGAAACTCGATCCTGTTAATATGATGGAAAGTCTTACTGGAAGCAAGTTGGCAGGAACACTTACCGCGAAAGCATTAGGAAGATTGAAAGCTCCTGAGCCTGAGGATGAACCAAAAACTGAACCTGAGGCTCTTGATGGTTCTGGTGGATTGGGCGGTGGGGCGGCGCTCGATCACATAGCCTCGACCCTTGATGTCATTGCCATTCGTGTTGAAGGTATTGCTAAAACAATGGGAGCCACCAACCCCGCTGAATTTGATGAAAAGGCGATGCGATGGAGAGGTGCTGGTGGAAAGTTCGTCAGTAATGAAGAGGGTGAAACTGAATTTCATATCGCCAAAACACTTGATAGTATTAAAAGCACTCTTGATAAAGGATACAAAGAGGAGCATGACGAAAGAACCAAGAAAGATGCTGCCTCAGGAGAAGACCTAGAAACATCCCTCGAAGCTGGAAGAAAAAAATCGGGCTCTCTTACTCCTGAAAAAGTGGGTGCGGGCGATAAAGACGGTAAGAAGAAGGATGAAGAAAAATCCCCATTCGCAGCCTTTACGGGATTACTCGGTGGAATTGGAGAATTGGGTGCCGCACTGGGCGGCAAAAAGCTTTTAGGTGGATTATTTGGTAAGGGCGGTGCTGAAGGCGCCGAGGCTGCTGCTAAAGGTGGTGCTGAAGCTGCTGCAAAGGGTGGTACTAAAGCTGCTGCAAAGGGTGGTGCTAAAGCTGCTGCAAAGGGTGGTGCTAAAGCTGCTGCTAAAGGTGCTGAAAAAGCTGCAAAGACCGCAACCAAAGAAGGCATCAAGAAAAAAATAGCCAAGGTCATTGCTAAAAAAGTTCCAAAGGCACTGTTAGGTGCGATTGGTAAATCCGTGCCTTTGCTGGGCGCGGCGGTCGGATTGGGAATGGCAATGAGTCGTCTGGTTGAGGGTGATCTTTTTGGTGCTGGACTTGAAGCTGTATCTGGTTTAGGATCGGCCGCGACAGCTATTCCAGCTACGATAGCTGGACTCGTGCGAGATGTATACACTGAAGTCTATGAAGTTTCACCTGAAAGTGATCCGGCTGTTGGAGAACGAATGTCCGAATTGAAACAGATGGTGGAGGACTCGGCTACAGATTTTCTTCAGAATAAAGGCGAAAGCGCGAAGGCACCAACTGAAGAGCCTGCTCAAGGTTCTCCTACGCCAACTGAAGCGCCAACTGAAGCGCCAACTGAAGAGTATGCTGAAGATATGGACTTTCGTACGCCAACTGGACAGCCCGCTCAAGATTCTCCTACGCCAACTGAAGAGTATGCTGAAGATATGGACTTTCGTGCGCCAACTGGACAGCCCGCTCAAGGTTCTCCTACGCCAACTGTACAGCCTGAACAGCCCGCTCAAACTGCTTTGGCCCCCATTCTACCCCCATCCGCCCCGACGAAATCACTGACTCCTGTTCAAGAGAGACTAATGCAAGAACGAGCCAAACAAGTTCTAGATGCCCAAGCTCGGGGAGGGCGGGGACTAGCTGAACAGCCTGTACAGCCTGGACAGCCTGTACAGCCTGAACTTCAGGCGCCACCGCCCGCTCAAGGTTCTCCTACGCCAACTGAACAGCCTGAACTTCTGACGTCGGAGCAGCGGGCCGCTGAAAATGCTGCATACGGAGACAAGCTGGACAAACTCAGGGGATTGGCCATGTGGGATCAAACACCCGGTGTACCTCGATCACAACGACCTCCTAAAGGAGAGGTCCTCCCGTCGGTTAAAAAAGCATTGGACGAACGAGCCCAAATGCTCACAAATATCAGAAATAAGGGGGCACAACTCGATCAGGGTTCACGCGAGTTGAGTGCTGAAAAAGAAGCGAATGCGGCGGGGCCTGTCGTCAACAATATCACGAATACAACAAACAACAATTCCCCCAAAACTACGGTGATACCTGGAATGCCTGGGACTAGAACTGAAGAAACGACCTGGCTTAGCGCGAATCGAGAAAACTCATGGGGAGACTGACGGCAGGAAGGCAAAATTATTCAAATAGAGATTCCAGGGCCTTGCTATTCACGAATCGATCTATTCCAGGCTCTGCGTTCAGTTCATTCCATTTCTTACCATCCCACCAACGTCCCACTTCTTCATCTTTCCAGAGTTTGTAGTCGCATCGTGAGAACGTGATATTACATTTCGCGCAAGCATAGGACGTATCGGCTCTGTTCTTTTGGCGAAGACGACGACGAACTCGCTGCATCTCCTCCCCAAACCAAAACTTCTTAAATCCAGGTATGCCATCATTCACTGTTCCAAACTTGCCACGTGTGACCTGAAGCCCATCTTGGCAGCACAGAAGATAATTACCGCTGGCCGAAACTGTGGCATAGAGAAATGGCTGATTGCACCGACGAGTCAGCGGCTTACCCAGTGGCTTCATGCCAAATTGTTTCTGAGCATCACCACGTTCCCAATTCATGTTCCCATACCAATTACCCAATAGTCCCGCTTTCAATCGAGACTTCGGCCACGTAGAGGGCTCGTCCATCAGAACAATCATTTTCAAATCAGGACCCCAATACTTCCAGGGCGTGGGTGCATTCTTCGGAGCATCATAGTATTGATAAAACGGATAGCCGCTTTCATACGCTAGTTGCTCATATCGGGCAGGATCGCCGTATTGATCGACATAGAGAACATTGGCTCCTGCATCAAGCAGCGCCTTCATATTCACGGCTCCTGTTAAGAGTTTTGTGCCATTAGTGGTAATTTGAATTTGTGTCTGCGGTGCCAGTGATCGTGCAATTGGGAGCAGGCGTGTCAGTTCAGGATTGAGCGTGGGCTCTCCGACATATCCGCACAAATCCACTCGGACCGTGGGTGATATCTCATTCAGAATAGAGAATGCAGAACGCCACGTTTCCTCGGTCATCAACTGATTATCGGATTTCGGAATAAGGTCAGCGCAACAATGGGCACAAGCAAGATTGCATCCAAACGCAGGTTCAATACTCCACACAAGAGGTGTCTGTGAACCAAGCGGATGAATCTTTTTCGGCTGTTTCACCTTCAGAAACGGTGGGCTTTTAAGTTTTGATTTCGATCTGATCGTTGCAAAGAGTTTGAGTTCTGTAGCCATAATTTATTCCTTCACAGTAAAAGCGACCTCCCCACCTAGCCTTTCGGCAGACCACCTTGTGATCTTGTCGGTGGGGAGGAACCTTTACGCATGGGCGAACTTATTTAGTTTTCAGCCCCGTCAGCAATTTCATTAAACATATCGAGGGTCTTAGAATTTTCATCCGACAACACCTCGCCTTCATCATTATCAAAATTTCTGGCGATAGTCTTTCGCTGAATAGCCTTATCAAGGGCATTCGAGGCAGGACGTTGATTCCGCTCTTTGAAGCTCTCGAACTTGTCCTTGATTTCATCATAGGACTTGAACAGCGAGGGATCAATAAATGGATTCAGCGCATAACCTGATTCCCAAATCTTTCGAATTTCGGCATCAGTCTTGGCAATCGGGCCAGCCTTCTCAAAGGCACTCAGTTCATAATTACGATAACCATCTAGCATTCGCGCCTTCAGCACAAAGTTCGCACCCTCGAACAAATGAAACGGATCGATAGGGGCTTCTTCTGCAAACGGCGGCTTAGCGGCCAGACCGATCTTATCGAATAATGACTTCCCGAATGTCACGACCTTGACCTTACCGTTGAGTTCAGGATTGACAGGATCATTGATAATCAGAGCGTTCATATAGTAGGTGACTTTCCGCTTCTGTAGTCTCCCAATATCAATGTTCGCCTGAATCTTAGACGACCAGAGCGTGGTATTATCCTCGCACACGGGGCAATCTCGCCCGATGGTCGTGGGGCAATCGACACGAAACCACTTACCATTTGGCGTCTTGAACGAATGCCGATAATGACGAACCCAATTTGCGGGTTCATTGTATTCAGATTCGATACGAGGTAAGAGTCGAACGACGGCTCGTCCATTACCAGCAGCATCAACCTCAATAAACCACAATCGTTCATCTTGATTGTACTTGTTGTCTTGCGTCAGGGCTGCGGTTAGTTTACTTAGATCATTTCGTTTTAGTGAGGCAAATACATCAGTCATTTTAGAACTCCTTTGAATTGTAAAAGTAATAGTTGTTAAATAAGAGATACAAGCATTTCAGCATTTTTGGCAGTCAACTGATTGAACGTCCCTTCACAAAAGGGAGCATACTTCGTGAACAAAAGCCTAAATGCTGGCCATTCAATGTCATCATGAATGGCTGTGTTCCAATGTTCAATGCAATGATGTACCTTGTTGACAAACACGAGCGTATCGAGCGTAATCTCCTTTCTTTGGAACAATTGAATAATTCGCGGCAAGCTGCCCCACTCTGTACAAGCAATCAGCTCGGTGATGGGACCGTACTCTTTGAGTTTCATTAGGTCCGATTTGAGATAGTAGGACACCGCTTGCTTTCTTTTTTGATAATTTCTGAATACATCCATTGTCTCTTCCGTGACCATAGCGTGTTTGAAGAAATATTGATCATGGATACGGTTTGAGACTAAGAAATCAATAATCACCTCCTCGTGTTTGAATTTTTTAGCAAGGAACTGAATGAACATTTGTCGATAATGTCGATTCCTCTTTCGTTTATTGACTGTGCCACGATACTTAAAGAAGTCGTAATTTGTAGTGCCGAAATGCAAACGGATCGATTCATATAATATCTCAACACGTTCAGGATCAATCATGCTACTATTACTTAGTTAATCTCCTTCCAGCTTCCAGAATCGGAAGATTTGTTCATTTCATTTTTCCTTTTTGTTTGAATGAGAGTTAATATTGAATTTCATATTTTCGGCGGTCATGGTTGCTCGTCCCATCGTCGTAGAGCCTCCATTGTCGTCAATTCAGGCACCACGGTTGAGCTATATCGGCCAGTGGTGGCATGGCCGCACAGTCGTACAGTTGCCCACTTGACTAACCATCTGGGCAGTCTCCAGGCGATCCACATTTGCAGACGTTCTAGCTTGTTGGTCATGGCTACTCCTTTCACATTCACAGAGACAATCTACCACGTCTCGGTATAAAATGCAAATCCTCAGCGGTCTGAGCGAGCAGGGCTTTCAACTTCTCATTCACCAGAAGTCCACCTGTATCAATATCCATATCACGCTCTTCCAGCACCATCAGTACCGCCTCAATGACATTGACCTGATGCTTTTTCTTGGTATCAATGACAGTCTGAAAAAACTGTTCTTTCTCCTCGATGGTTGCGGTCATTATTCGGTTGCCTTTCCTGATTCATGCACAAGCTGCTGATAGAGCATTTCCAGTTCCTTGTGCTGAGCCTGTTCCTCGCTAAAATTCTGCTTATGGAAAATCTTGACCAAACCGCGGACAGACTTCTTATCGATATTCAATTCCTCTGCAATTCTCTTGGTGGCCTCGCGGACATATTCACGCTCTCCCTCACTTCGAGTCAGGCTCTTATCCATTTCCTTGATCGCGCCCAGGAGTTTACCTCGCTGTTCACTCGTCAGAGACGTGGCTCCGCCCTTCTTCTCGGACTTCATTTTCACCGTAAACTTTCTCAATCGCATCATCATTCTCCTTTATTAAACTCGATCACGATAAAATAAATGATCCCCAATTTGAGCCGTAAACTCCTTTTGTTTCGCCCAATGGGGCATGACATAGGACGCATGAAAATACTTTGCTGTTCCGATTTTCTTAATTGTACCATATTCAAAGCTGTTTGTCAAGCTACGGCGCGCGATCATCGTAGATTCTTTCCACCATTCCGCATTGATTTTCTTGCTGGGTATCTCACAGTAATATGAGAACTGACAGATCAATCGATCCCGAATTCGAGTGGATTGATGCACCACACCGCAAATACTCTTGGCATAATGGGGCTGATTCACACGATTCAGAATCACCAGGGCTACTGCTTCTTTACCCTGTCTCGGTTGATTTCCTGCTTCATAATAGATCGCCTGAGTTAAACAGGCTTCCTCTGTTTTAGTTATCTGTGGTGGCGTACCCCAGGTACGGTGCATCACGGTTTGATCAGAAGTGATATATCGAAATGCCTGACCTACTGTGGTCGGCTCAAATAACCAGATCGTGACGATGAAAACAATCAGTGGTAATAGTTTCGCTCGAAGCGCAACCATACTTTAACCTCGCATACAGGGTGAATTGCTACTACTTCCGAAGCCATCCTTGAAATTTGACAATGGCTTTGTTGACCAACCAGCGTTGAAGAACATACAGTATACCAGCGGCAATAATCGCAACTGTGAGGGCAATCAATATCCAAGATGATGTTTCAAAATGTGCTTCCATAAGAACCTCCCGAAATAGTCGCCGCACCGTTGTTTGTATACCCATTGGAAATGAATTGAAAAGAAGAGGGGTGAGGCGTGTATGGTCTGTCTAGTAGTATTTATATTTTATTGGTAGCAAACCTCTCGATTCTTCTATTCAGTTCGGGAATAAATTGCTGTTTGTCCTCATGAAACACCTGTGGCTTCGTAATAGAAAAATCATCCACTGCGATCAAGATAGTGATAGAGGGCACGATCAGATTGTTTAGTTCTTCCAGGGCCAGGGCATAGATCGTACTCTGAAGAAAATAATCCATGATATGCTCTTTACGCTTGGGCTTATTAGATCGCTTGAAATCGGTAATACAGGGTATACCATCCCAGAGTCCAAACAAGTCTAATCGTCCCGCAAGTTTCAGTCTATGACTATACACCTGTCGCTCCTGAGCATAGACCATTGAGACATGCTCTTGCAGCGTGGGAACTACCTGACGAAGCAATCGCTGAACATCGGATGAGGTGGCCAATTGATCGAATGTAGACCACTGATTGTTCAGAATTTTCTCTAGACTCTGGTGCATTTTGGTACCCTGATTAGATGCAGCCGTGGCAATACTCTGAGCTTTATCTTTCCCCAATCGCTCTTGCCATTGTAGCAGCCCGTCCTTCTTATCAGTATTCGTGGCAGCAAGAAAGGACGTGACCGATTGGTATTGAGTCCCGTCGGGTAATATGTAGTATCGTTGCCCATCCCGATTCGTCTCGTTCAGCACAAGACTCTCGTGCAGGATTGCTTGGTGAGCAAACGTATTCCACATAAAATTAGGCATCAGTATTCTCGTGAGGTATTGAACCGTCCTGTCTTTACGCTTCCGTGATTCCGCTTCATGATTGGATCACGCACGTATTTGAGAAAATCACTCGGTGGCTTGTCTTTACCCATCACAAAAGGATCAACCATCGCGGGTGAAGCAAGTATCACCAATTCCAACTCTGGATGCTCGGTCTTGAACGTATCCAGGGTTGATATAGACATAGTATGCTCCTGAATTTCCTCTGTCTCACGGACACGAAATGAATATGTGGGCATAATTATCTTCGTGCTTTCTTGAATGCTCGATACTGCTGCCGCACGTATCTGGCGGTTTGCTTAACTAGAATTCGATCTTCATTGGTCGGGGCTGCAAAGAAATCGCTTGAGGTCGGATGTTCATGATCGATATACATGACTCGTGCTATTTGCTGAACAAAGGGATTCTTTATGGATTCCACAAATCGCTCGGCTCTTTGATCCACGGATTGATTCAATTCACGATATATCCTACGCTTCTCGGCTCTAGACAGCTTCGGTTCAGCGACGGCTCGGTATTCTTCTTCCTCAATTCCACTATACACTAACGATCTTGATTTCATACTATTCTCCTTTATAGTTCATTCATCTTTGGGGCACGAGGTGTGGTTCGCCAAGTAATGGCATTGATAAAGTCTACCATTCTCGGAACCGAACTGGCATTGGGCATGATTTCTGCCCGTATCGTGTTCACCGTATCATCGTATAAGACATAGTGAGCGGCTTGTTCTTCGGGATATAAACATACTATCGCATTCATGAACATCATCATTTTATCATTGTTTCGGAAATACTCATCCCAGGCTTCGGTACTGGTTTTCAGCCCAATCACTTCTGGCAACAAGAGCGTGGCATCAATACGTATACCCAACTCGTCCTCAATTGCGGGATAGATTCGCCGCTTAGCCTCTTTCAATTCATCCTGAGATAAGACCGCCAGACTAAAAATTCTGATTGAATGCGGCTGAACGGCCTCAATTAAATCCCGATTCTCCCGCTGATAAATCAGATTATTAGAAAACCAGTCATCGATCAGGGTGTTTTCAAGATCAATATAGAGGTGGGTGTCGCGTCTCATTTTGATCCTTCAGGACTGTTCAATCTCCTCGAGAAATTCCTCCACCGTTTTCACACGACGGACATGGCTGCTGCCAAGCATCGTCGGATCGGCGTTATATGGATAATCCCTTAGATACGACTTGCACTTGCCATTGGTGAACCAATGCACACACCAGGCATTAGACGCCTTATCATCGATACAGAAATGCGCGCCCACGGCTTTGGCCAGCTCGCCTTTGGCCTTAGTTAAAATGACCGTCGGATTGTCAATTCCGCGATCACGCAGCCAGGCCTCGGTCTGCTCTTTCGCCCTCACGCCATGGCGCGCGGTCACGAAGTACACGACATTGCCTTCCTGCTTTATGCGCTCGATCTCATTGAACACGTCCTGGCTCGTTGCCGCCGGCATTGTCCTCCAGAACTCCGCGCTGTTATTGATGTGCTTCCAGACCTCGTCGCTCTGCACAGGCGTCATACAGTCAAAAACATCCCACGACCGATGCTGATGGGAAGTGTGGATCGACGTTCCGTGCAGTGTGTGACCGAGCATGGTGAAGCTCAGAATAAACTCTGCCAGGACGCCGTCTAGGTCGAACATGATCGTCTTCATCGCTGCGTCCTCTCATGCACACGTCCCGCCCACTTAATCAGGTAAGCACGGCCACGATCACGTTGATTTGGAGAAAACTGGGATAGATTTTCCCAAATGTACTTTTGCATAATCGACCCCATCGTCCACCCATGCCATCGGAACAGTTTCAAATAACCGCACAGCTTGATCGAGACGTTCTCGAAGGGCTGAATGT